AAGGCCGCCGAGATGCTCGCGGTCGGCAAGAAGCCGAAGATCGACCCGAAGCCTGTCCAGATTCGGCCTGAGGCAACTGATGCGGGCGCCGCGTTTCTCAGTCTTGCCAACTACTACCGCCGTCTTCCCTATGACATGCCATGGCAGATTCTTGAGTATCTCGAGATCTTGTCACGCTTCAACCCGGATTTCGCCCAGGCCGTCGACAACCTCAGGACGCTGGCCAACTCTGGTCACGAACTCACGGTTACTGGTCCGAACAGGCGAGCAGCGCAGGGACTCAAGAAATCACTTGAAGCCAAGGCTCGTCTGATCCAGAGTCGGATGGGCGGCATTGACGGCATCATCAATTCTCTGCTTGACATGGCGTCAGTGTTCGGATGCTGTTCTGGTGAGTGGATTCTAAATGATGAACAGTCAGAAGTCATTGACTTCTCATTCATCCACCCGAAGAACATCAGAGCCTCTTGGGATGCCGTCAACCAGCGGTGGCAGTACTGGCAACGTGTTCCTTGGGCGATCTATGAAGATCTCCAGAAGAGTGAGAAATACAACAACCCGCTCTACGGCACGCAGTTCGGACAGGATCAGAAAACACTTGATGCCCCTGGTGTCACGACGTATGGGTTCATCGCATTGAACCCCATCACGTTCATCTACTTCCCGTTTGATCCTGCTCCCGCGAGCCCGTACGGAACACCACCGTTCGTTTCAGCGTTGCTCAACATTCAGATTCAGAGCGACATGCAACAGAACATGGTGCAGCTCACGAAGAAGCTCGGGTTGCTCGGAATCGTTGACATGAAGATCGCGAAATTGGATCCCGAACCTGATGAAGATTGGGCCACATATGAGAACCGTCTCACAGGTTATCTGGAGACGTTTGCTGAGTTCTTGGGGGAGATGGCGAAGGACGGAGGTATCGTTCACTATGACGATTCGGAAGTTGGAGTCACTTCAGCAGCAGGCAACGCGGCGGGCGCGACAGCGATCTTCAAACAGAACGAAGAACAGATCTTCTCTGGTCTCAAGTCGATGCCCTCGGTTCAGGGAAGATCATACTGTGTCACTCCTGAAACCCGTGTCCTTACATCCGATCTCCGATGGGTCCAGGCTGGATCCTTGGAACTCGGAGACGAGCTTGTCGGGTTTGATGAGGACCTTGGAAGAGAAGGCAGAGGTTGCGTTGGGGGTTCGGCGACGTGGTTGAAGCCTTCTTGTGTCGAACGTAATAAGAGAATCAAGCTCCGTTGCTTGAGGATTACAACTGATCATGGAGAGATCACTGTCAGCCAACAGCATCCTTTGGTAGTGACCAATAGTGTTTTAGATATGAGATGGGAGAAGGCGAGGAATCTCCAGGTCGGTGACAAACTGTTTTGGGCCATGGAACCTTGGGAAGAGAATCGTTCTTATGAAGCAGGGTATCTTGCTGGGGTTTTTGATGGTGAAGGTTGTGTGGTCCGTGGCAGGAAAGGAAATCCTTGTGTGGCATTTTCTCAGAAGCCTGGCGTTGTTCTGGACAGAACGCTTCGCTATCTGAAAGAATATGGGTTCGAGGTTTCTCAAGGCAATTTGCGAGCTGAAAAAAAGCCAATATCTAGAGTTGCTGGGTTCAGGATCCTGGGTGGCAAGCGTGAGACATTGAGGTTCTTGGGGTCTATTAGACCGCAACGTCTTCTCGATAATTCTCAACGGCATTGGAAGGAAGCAAATCTCCGTGTTAACGGGAAGTTTTCCCGATGTTATACCGAGATTCTCAGTATAGAAGATATCGGTGTTCAAGAAGTTGTAGCCCTTCAGACCAGTTCGCGTACTTTTGTCTCTGAGGGGTTTTTGTCCCATAACAGTACGACTGAAACATATGCCGGGGTTAGCTATGATATAATAATTCGAAACAGTGCGAAGTACCAGCGCGGTGTCAAGCGTCTCATCGAGGGTGGTTACTACCTCATTGCCCTGGTCTCCGGAGAATACGATGATGGGCTTGAGATATCTCTCACGTTCAAGCCGAACCGGTCGCTGACTCGACTTCAGGACGCCAAGGCGTTCCAGCAGGAGATCGACAACTATGGCCGGCTCTGGGCTGAGGGTGTCATCGACCAGCGTGCCTTCGCACAGTCGCTCGGGTTCACTGATGTGTCAGAGCGTCGTGAAACTCCCCTGACCGGTATGTGGTACCCTAAGACCAGTCCAGGTTCAGAGGATACTTCTACTCCGGGCAATCAGGGAGGTCGCCCGGCTGGCACTGGTGAAGGAGGCGGTGGTCAGGGTCGCATGTTCATCTTCTATGACCCTGACGGTACTGTCTGCGAGATTCACGAGTCAGAGCTTCCTCAGTTCTTGGAAGAAGCGGAGGTCTGATGGCGACGAAGAGGAGTCCGAGTTCAGGTGCGAGGAAAGTGCGAGAGGAGACCGAGGACTTGGAAAGTCAGGCAGGTACCGACACTGTTCAGAAAGAAGAATCTCTGTCTCAAGAATCGTCTCAGGTGCAGGAAGAGGCACCACTTCTCCGGTCCTTTGATATCGAAGCACAAGATCCGGGGCCGGGGAATACCGTGACGGCGGAAGAGTTCGTCCCTGAACAGCATCTCCGTCAGTTCACGCTTGATGCTGAAACCCCGGTGAAGGAGGAGTCTGATGCCGGTAGTTGACCCGAGAACTCGAATCGAGGCGGCAACACAGGCTTCGCTCGGAGCCTACGTCGATGCCCGTGTCTCCAGAACCGTTCTGAATCAGGTTGACGTCGACAAGGCGTTCACCGATATCGTCGCAACAGTTTCGTGGGCGGCCACGACGACCTATGCGTTCGGTGACAGGATTATTCCGGGGACGCCGAACGGACATTACTATCGGTGTACTGTTCCCGGGACTTCGAGCGGCTCCACTCCCACGTTCCCAACTGGCTCAGGAGCTACTGTCACTGACGGAACCGTGACCTGGCGTGAAGACGGTCTTGTCCCGGTAGTGTGGGCAGTGACTACTGCGAAGGCTGTTGGTGATTATGTCGTGCCGACAGCAGGAAACGGTCACAAGTATCGCTGTATCGTGGCCGGTACCACGTCAGGATCTCAGCCGACCTGGCCGACGGATACGAATAAAACAGTGGTTGATGGTACCGTCACCTGGCAGGAAAGTGGGATTCCGTAATGCCTGGACAGCCGAACGAAGATGATACCGAGAAGCTCACGGAAGAACAGAAACAGAAGCTCAGGGATCAAGATAGCCCTGCGAGAAAAGAACGTCTTCGCAGGCTCTTTGATCAGCGGGGGCATGAAGTCGAGAAGAAGGGGAGGTGAAAATGTCGACGTTCGTCAAGGAAGTTCGTCCTGAAAAGCGCATCAAGGGTGACTTGACGTACAAGAAGATCGCTCCCGGTGTCTCACTCGTTATGGGGCCTGACTCTTCTGGTCAGCTCGTGGCGCACAAGTGGGTGTTCGAGCGAACTCGTCAGGTCTCGTCATACGATGCCATCGAGCGCTGGTTCAAGCAGAATCTCGGCAAGGACCCGGTTGCGTACGCGCTTTCGGTCGAGAAGGACGTGGCGGAGTTCGACGGTGTCGAGAGCTTCAGCAAGACCGCCACCACCTTGTCAAAAGAGGGTGGTGCGCTCGCCGGTGTTCTGGAACCAACTGATGAGCAGATGGAGAAGATTCAGCCATATCTGCTCTCTCCAAAGACTCCTGACCAGCTCGCAGTTTTCCCGGTACTGGCGTGCAACACGCTCGTCGATCGTGATGATGACGCGTTCATGCCAGACACCATTCAGAAGTTCCTCGATCTCCCTGAGGGGCTCGGGTACAAGGGAAAGTCCTTCTTCTGGGATCATCAGCACAAGGCGAAGCAGGCTATCGGTCGTATCTTCGATACTCAGCTCTATGAGTTCGAAGAAACTGATCCCGTGACGGGTGCGGAATATCAGACCGGCGTCAAGGAATGGGTGTACGTACCCAACACCGAGCAGCACAAGAGCATGCTCGAGAACCTTGATTACGGGCTTCTGTGGGCGGTCTCGGTGGGGGCACGGTTGGGGCAGTACACCTGCTCGCTGGACGGGTCTCCGATGTCTGCCGGGTACTGTGGTGGCGCTGATTGTGACAAGGGGCACATGAAGGGCTACTGGTATCAGGACTTGGAACAGGATGAAGAGGCCAAGAATCCTTCATCTCGTAAGAAGGGGGACAACTGGCACTTCATCTGGGGGCAGTTCAAAGACCCCATTGAGGGTATGGAAACCTCAATGGTCTGGCTCGGCGCGCAGTACGGTGCGCAGGTTCCTTCTGCCCAGAAGACCGTCATGTCAGTGACGAAGGGGTATAACGGGAACTATGCCAACCTGGGGAGAACGGATGCGAGCCTGATCCGTGAGGTGCTCAAGGTCACGCTGCCCGTTCTCTCGGCAGACCGTGGCAAGGTTCCGGATGCTCACAAGCTGAATCCGGAGCATACTGTCCCAAAGGAGACGAACAAGGATGTGGAGGGGGGTGACATGGATCTCAAGGAATTTCTCGAGAAGCTGAACGCTGCGGGATTCCCTGTTGAGGACATTGAGCAACTCGTGGGTCTCGGCCCTGAGAAGGCTGCCGAGGTTCTGGGCAGGTCGTACAAGTCTGCAACAAAGGACTTCGAGGATCGGGCGAAGCTCGGTGACGAGTGGCTTGACGGTGCTCGTGCGGACATTCGCAAGTTCTACAGGATCTCCCGCTGTGAGGACCCGACGCTGAAGGAATCGATCGACCAGGTGGACATGGGGCTCGTTGATTCCATCTTGGCATCTGTCGGTCGTGACCCTACCGTGCTCAAGGGTCTGCTTCAGGACTATGAGAAGTCCGCCAAGTCCCGATTCCCCAGAGCGGTCACCCGTTCTTCCGCTCCGGATATCTCCTTCCTCGGTGCGAATGAAGGTCAAGAAGACGGACCTTCCCAGGTTGATCCTGCCGTCTCGCGGCTTCATAGCTGAGAAGAGGTGAGTAAATGGCAACGCTTACGTCTGGCGGCAAGATCACCGGGCAGCTCGGACTTACCTGCGCACGACAGGTCGGGTACGACGCGGTGGTCGGGGACGTTGTGTACCTGACTGCCAGTTATACAGTCAACAAGGTGAACTCTGTCGCTGGTCCGCCATATCAGATTCCTATTGGTCAGATCATCGTACAGAACAAGCGTCGTGGTGTCACGACCACTGATGATGTCACGGTGGAAGCACGTGGGGATCATGTTGATATCCTCGTGGCTGGTGGTACAGTCGCAGTTGGTCCCGTGAAGATCGACGCAACTGGTCGTGTTATTCAGGCCAACACTGAGGGAGATGCGCAGTTCTATGGGATCGCGTTGAACTCTGCCACTGTTGGCTTGGGCGTCGACGTCATGCCCCTGTAGATATCTGAGAGGAGGGTAGACCCATATGCCAGCAACCAAGTTCAGGAGCAGGTTCAAGGGTAGGGACTTCGGTGACGTCAAGAACTTCCTGTCGGAGGAGCATCACCAGCTCTCGATGAAGTCCTTCCACGAGGAGATGCAGAAGGTTCGCAGTGCGAATCATGACGTGACTCTTCGGTCGTACCTCTCGGATATCTTCGGACCCGAGATGACCCCGGAGAAGTTCTACAGTGAGCTCGGTGTCGAGATCTCCGGCATCACTGTCGGCAAGATGCTCGAAACCAGCGAGCTGTCGCGGTGGCTGCTTCCGGAGCTCTTCAGGGACGCCATCCGGAAGGGTCTGAACTACGCGCCCTTCTACAGCAACCTCGTGGCGCTCTCGGAGAACATCAACGGTATGGCACTCACCATGCCGGCGCTGGAGTACAGTGGTGACGCCAGCGTGAAGTTGCGTGACAGCAGCGAGGCCGCGACCATCACTGAAGGCACGGTGGCCTGGTCTGAGAAGCAGGTCTCCATCAAGAAGAAGGCTCGCGGTCTGCGGCAGTCGTACGAAGCTATGATGTTCGTCCCCGTCAACCTCGCTGCTGTCTACTTCGAGGACATGGGGACGCGGCTCGGGGCCGACCTGGACAAGGACGTCATCAATACGCTGCTCAACGGTGACCAGTCGGACGGTTCCGAAGCTGCTCCGCTGATCGGTGTCACCACGGCGTCGGTGCTCAGCTACAAGGATCTGGTTCGGGCATGGGTGCGGATGCAGCGCATCGGTCGTCCTTCCACTTCCATGCTCATGAGTGAGGACAATGCGCTCGCTGTCCTCGATATGGACGCCTTCAAGCGTGTGCAGTTCCCTGGTGGCGAACAGCGGGTGCCGGTCACGCTCAACTGGCGGACGCCGCTCCCGACCAGCCAGGACATCTTCGTTCACTCCAATGTTCCGACCAACGACATCATCTTCGTGGACACGACCAAGGCCATCGCGCAGTTGACGGCGATGCCGCTCTTGATCGAGTCTGACAAGATCGTCAACCGGCAGGTGCTCGGGGAGTTCGCCTCGATCATCACGGGGTTCGCAAACATTTTCACGGACGCTCGTCTCGTGATGGATGTTTCAACCAACCTGCTTACTAATCCGGGACCTACTATTCCTATTTGAGGTCTAGATGCAAGGTTTATCTGGGATTGTTCCGCTTGTCCCGTCAACGTCTTCTCCGTCAGCTTCTGCTTCTACGGATTGGATTCAGATGGGTCATTCGGATACCATTCTGATTGACACGGAAACTTTCGAATTCACAAGTGGCGGATCTCTTGTTCGGGGATATCCTAGTGTGATAATGGAAGTTTCTTTAGATGGTCAGAGTGTGGTTCCGCATGTTCACCCTATTGGTGATGTAGTAGTTGGAGCAGACATAGCCACTTCTGGATCAGGGAAGTCAAGAGTAGTTCAAGCTGCTTGGCCTTTTGTAAGATTTACGATTAAGGCAGGAGGTCCAACAACGACGCCGGACCAAGAAATTCATTTGGCATGGAAGGTTCTTGCGCCATAGGAAGGAGGAAAATTCTGTGGCGGACAAGAAAGAAGAGGCTAAGGCACCGATCACCGATGTCAAGTTCGTCAAGCATCCGGAGTGGCGCACGGGCATGGTCACGGCGGATGTGGATACTGGTTTCCAGGTCGGGGGTGGGGCCATCGTTCCAGTTCCGGATGCCGAAACACATCCTGATGCACATGCCTCGGCTGTTCGCCTGCTCCGCTCAGGACTCATCGAGCCCGCAAGTCAGGCTGAGTGGGATGAACACCAGGAAACGAATGCTCCTGATCATGCAGTTCGTGAGGCTATTCGGGATGAGCTGGTTCAGCAGCAGGCCGTTCCGGCAGGAGCATATGCCTTTGCACGTCACCCCGTTGCCGGTGGTCTGGCGACGCCGACTGCTGAGGTACGACCGCCCAATCAGCTTCAGCCTGGCGAGGGGCAGGGCGAAGACTGGGATGCCGATGAAGATCGTGTCGGTGTTCCCGATATCTCGCATCCTGCTGATGAACAGCGCCAGGCGTCAACGCACGCCAATCAAGAAGACCCCGATCACGTTCGGCGACAGGCGCTCGCTGCAAAGCGGAGAGCGAAGAAGTCGGCTGGTGCAAGTGGCAAGGAGTCGGGCGGCAAGGAGTCGGGCGGCAAGGTCTCCTAGAAGCTTCACAAGGTTGGGAGATAGCGGTCGGGCCCCCTTCACCGCTATCTCCCTTCTCTTTGGGGGATGCGATGGATCTTGTTCATAATGATGTTCCTGATGACTTGCTTTCAGATACCTGTTGCTGGGCGGCGCTCTTCAAGCTTCCATGGGTGATTCCGAAGGTCATTTTCACGCAGGTTCTCAAGAAGATAGCTTCAAGAGGATAGTAGGGAGGTGTCATGGTCAACACGCTGTTTGATCTGGGTCGGCAGAAGTTTCTCGACGGTACCCTGCTCTGGAAGCCGGCTGGCGGTAGTGCATTCTCTGCTTGTCTGCTCGATGGTCAGACGGTCGACGTCGGAGTCAAGCTGGTCTCGACAACGAGCGGCGCGGTTTCGCCGAGTACGATCACCACGACCACCACGCACGGGCTCGCGGTCAATGACATCATCTATGTAGACGGCATTCTCGGTAATCCCGCGCTCAACGGTCTCTGGATCGTCAGTGTCGTGAACAGCACGACGCAGGTCACCATCACGCGTCCTGACGGGACCGCGGTCACGGGAAGCGGTGCCTACACGTCAGGTGGCTACCTTTATATCATCGGTGGCGCGACCGGTACGAACTGTGACTTCTATGATGACTTCAGTGCTGCGCAGGTCGGTGGTGCGGCCGGCAAGGTGGCGCTCTCGGGTTTCACGAACACGAACGGTGTCGCCGATGCTGCTGACGTGACGTTCACGGCGATCAGTGGGAACGTCATCAGAGCGGTCGCCATCATTCGTGACAGCGGCACTGACACGACGTCTGAATTGGTGGCACTGATCAGCGGGAAGCACATCGTCACGGCAGATGCCCAGGCTGCTGCCGCCGCGACAACGGTCACCGTCGAACCACTTGTCGCACCGATCCCCAACGGCACGGTGTTGACGTTCAGCAATGGTGCGGCGGCGACGCTTTCAGCACTCGCGAACGCCGGAGATCGGGCGCTCACGGTCACGGCTCTGGCTGCCATCATCACTGCCGGCAGTCGGGCACTTGCCCCCGCAACCGGTTCCGGGCTTCCGTTGACTCCGAACGGTGGTAACGTCAACATCGCATGGGACAACGGAGTAAACAAGATCTTCAAGCTCTAAGGAGAATGATAATATGACTTGTCCTGACCCACCTCTGGTCACCGCGAGCGGCTTCGTCGGCGGCAAAGACATTGCCGGGCTGTGCGACGCGTACACGAAGATGCAGGGCAGCACCGAGCCGGTCGGTGGCGCGATGGCGCAGTGGCAGCTCTGGTCGCTGCTGTCTAGCGAGGGCGGCGTGTGCGCCCGCTTCGTGAACGGCGGGCAGGTCTACCTCGCCAACGAGGCGACCCTGCGGGTCGTGGTCACCGGCTGGAAGGAGTACCCCGCCTCGGCACCGTGGGCACCGCCCGCTGCGGACCTGCCGCTGGTGTTGCCGGTGGTGGACCCCGGCCCGGACGGGACGACGACCTCTGACGGGGTCCACCGCGTCCTGCGCGCCGCCGTGATGGTCGCCTCGAAGAACGGGCGGCTGACCAACTCGGTCGACGCGACCTCGGGGACGGTCACGTTCACGCAGGTCAGCGATGTCGACCCGGGGAAGGGCCAGAGCGGCACGTTCGACCTGTGGTTCGGCACTGACCACGTGATCGGGTCGTTCACCGCGTCGTGGTGCGCCTGAGCGGGAGCTGACCGATGCTGCTCTCCCCGGCCAATGCGCTCCAGCATCGGGCTGGGAGCGCGCTGCTGGCCAACCCGGCCACGGTGGTGCTGGACAACCCGACTGCCGGGGGCGGGACAGTCATTGTCGAATTCGTGGAGCCCCCGGCTGCTGGGACGACACCACCCTCCACCGATTGGGTTCTGGATGCTTCGAGAAACCTTCTGATGGTCTGGCGGTTATCGAACGTCCCTGCTGGCGTGACTTCGTGGGACTTCACTGCGACCAACGTACAGAACTGGGCGTGGCAGGTGACAGAATGGGACACCGTACTCGATCAGGATCCGCTCGACGGTTCGGTCTCCAATGCCGTGTCCGGCGTGTCGGTCACGTCGGTCTCTACCGGGGTCACAGGTCAGAATCTCCGGCCGGAGACTGTTTGTTTGGCGACGCACTATTGGCGACGCGCGGCGGCGACCGGGCAGACGTTTACGTGGGGTGGCTATGCGACCGATCCAACTCTTGGGTTCGCCAAGCGTGACGAGACTCGTCTCGACTTTACTACGGTGGAGGGGGATGCCTGTTGGTCATGGCGGTTCAACGATGCAGTCGGGTTGTCCGAATGTATTGCGACGGTAAATACATCACCGCAGCTTTCTACTGACACATATACGGCGATATTGGTGATCTATGCGGCGACTGCTGGTATGCTGCAACCAGGTGTAGCGGTGATGGGCTGATCATGTCAAATCTTTTCCTAACTAATATCCCAATAAGCAGTGCGACGCCGAACGGTATCGAAGTTACACGTCACAAGCTCGATGGAGTTGCTGGTTCTTCTTCAACACTCCGTAGCCAGAACACTCAGGCCAATCCTTCGCAGCCGATCAAGCTGTCCGACTCAACGACGGCTGGTGTGGTCGGCAGCTCGATCGCTTGGTACTCTGATCAATTACAGGCGGTCACCATCGCGGGACAGATCGTCTGTTCTATGTGGTGTCAGGAGAGCGCGAACGCCGCCAACGTGGCGCCGACGGTCGGGATCCTTCGCTGTGATGCGAACGGGGCAGAGCTCTCGACCATTGTTGCCTGGGCTGCCAATCTCGGCGGCGGGGAGATGGTGACGACAGCGGGAGCCAAGGTCATTACGATTCTTGTTGCCAACGTCATCAGTACGACACTCGCGAGTGGTGATCGACTGAAGGTCCAGCTCGGACTTGACAATGCAGTGGATCAGGGTGGTTCCGGGACAATGGCGTCAGGACAGAACGCGCAGTTCTTTGTGAACGGTCCGACCGGTTCTGCCGGTCAGTCACAGATCGCGTTCACAGAAACGATTGTCGCGCAGAGCAGTGTCATTGTTCCTGTTCGTCCGAGAAACATCACACCGATGGTTCGTTCCAGTTATTGGTAGGGAGGAGATTCATGAAAAAGTTTGTCGCGGTTTCCATCATCGCAGTCTTTGTCTTGTTTGGTGTTGTCGCTTATGCTTCTATTCCTGGTTCGGATGGGGTGATTCACGGCTGTTATAAAACTTCCAATCCTGGACAAGGTGTTTTGATTACTGTCGATTCTGAGGCAAGTTGTCCGTCTGGGTATGCAGCATTGAACTGGAATCAGACTGGACCACAAGGTCCTTCAGGAATTAGTGGTTATGAAGTAGTTCACTATAACTCGCCACAATTGACGAGTGATGTCTTTTCTACGCGACTTAGCTGTCCTAGTGGAAAAATGGCACTTGGTTGGTCTGCTTTTGCACGTCAGGATGATTCCGGTCATCAGACCGGGATTGTGACATTTTCGGCGCTTAGTTTGGATGGTGAAGCATTTACTAATTCGGCTGCAAATGCCATCGATATCATCATTGAAGGTGATCTGACTACACATCCTAGTTCGGCTCACATTGCGCTTACATGTGCCTTGATATAATCAAGGGAGGTGTTTGGTGCGACCGCTTTATTACATCTCTTGGACTCCGATTGCTCTCGTCGCTGCGACACCGAAGACAATTCTTGAGTTACCTACTCCTGCGAATACATCGTTAACAATCATAGAGTTCTTTCCTGGTATTGATGTAACCAGTGCTGGAAGCTTGAAGATCGAGTGGGGCATATATGGAACGACAAGTGCTGGCGCGACTGCTGCGACACCGCAGAAGTGGCTTGGTGATCGAAATATTGATTCTGCAGTTGTTTCTGCAAAAGTGAACACGTCGGCAACTGAGCCAGCCGGATTCTCACAGGGAACGCTTGGTGCTGCGCTCTACCCTGGAGCTCTCTTGCCGCTACCGTGTATTCCGTACTTCCCGTGGCCGCTGGCACAGGAGTTTGATGTGCCTGAGAGCACGAACTTCGGGATACGTCTCACGTCAAGTGTGGCAGGCAACACGATGGGCTGGATCAAGTGGACTGAGTGAGCAAGGGGGATAGCTCGTGGCCCAGTCCGGTCGTGCCGGGCTTCTCACTCACTGGCCGAGACAGCTTTCTCAGCTCGGCATAATCTCACCGATCCTGCCGATCGGTGTCGACGGTCACGTCGACGCGACTGTTCAGAACACTGCTGTCACCAGTGCCCTGCCGACCGGGTTCACGTTCGACGGGACACAGTTCTGCCTCATGGAGGTGTCGTTCGGCTCAGGGACCACCGAGACCACGATCACCACCCCGAGCGGGTGGACGAAGATCCCTGAAGTCATCGGTCTGTCCACTAAGAACGTAGTGTTCTGGCGGTTCCTCCAATTAGGTGACACTGCCCCGAGCTTCACCTTGTCGACATCGCGGGCGTGGACGGCGCACTCGACTGCGTTCGCATTCGTTGACACGACCACTCCGATTGACACCGGTCTCGCGAGCGGCCTGGACTACGCTGCTGCGACTTCGTACGCTTCTTCTTCGATCACACCGTCGGGTGACCGCCGTATGCTGGTGGCGTGCTGGGGCGGCAAGACCGGCACCGGCGCCACCCAGACGGTCACGGTTCCCTTCGGCTGGCTTGACACTGTCGGCGGTGCTTCGTCGCCGTACACACCGTTCCAGTCAGCGATTGCGGCGATCAATAACCAGTGGTCCACGTTCCAGTACCAGCGGCAGGGTGTCGCAGCACTGAGCAATGAAGGTGTGGCAGTTGCGAACAGCGCAACAGCGCAAGGCTTCATTTTGGCGCTCAATCCAGCGACCGTTGCGGCGCCTCAGACTATTTCACCGACCAGTATCACGTCGAGTGGAGTTTCTGGTGTCGCGGTAGCTTCCCCCGGTGCCGCTACGATTTCTCCAGTTTCAGTTACTTCTACCGAGTTGTTCAGCGCCATCACTTCATCGCTCGTCATTGCCCCTGTTGCTATTTCTTCTTCTCAACTTCTCGGTCAATCAGTTCTCGCGCAGGTCATATCCCTTGCTGGAATACTTTCTTCGGAAGCAGAAGGTAATTTCACAACTTCGCTCTTTCTTGTTCCAGCAGGCATTCAGACATCTGAACTCCTCGGAACGCTCGCTGTTTCTTCTGTGGCCGGTGCTCAGACAGTTTCCCCTGTTGGAATACGTTCTCTTGAAGTGTCGGGGTCATCAGTCCTCAGCCTGTTCATCTCCCCGACCGCAATATTCCCTGCTGAGATCGAAGGCAGTTTCACAGCCTCGCTCTTCTTGGTCCCGACAGGGATACAGACCACTGAGATCTTTGGAACATCCGCTGTCTTTGTCACACAGACAATTGCTCCTATGGGGATACGTTCTCTCGAAGTATTCGGATTGCCGTTCACTTCGTTGTCTGTCTCCCCTGCTGCGATCCTTTCTGCGGAAGTTCTAGGTCAGACTTCTGCCGTGTTATTTGTCTCGCCGAACAGCGTGGTTTCGCAAGAAATGCTTGGCCAGGTTTCTTCAGCTCTGTCAGTTTCACCGAATGGCATCACGACAGCGGAGCAGTTCGGGGCAATGGCGGTCGCACCAGGGGCGATTACCATTTCGTCTTCTGGCATCTCATCAGGGGAGCAGCTCGGCAGTGCAGTGGCATCGCTGTTTGTTTCTCCTGTCGGCGTATCTTCTCCTGAACAGTTCGGGGCGGTGAGCACCGGGCAGGCCATAGCACCAGTAGGTATTGTCTCTGTGGAGCTGTTAGGAACGCTCCTCGTCTCTCCGGGGGCAGTAACGATCGCACCGTTTGGTGTGATAACCGGTGAGAAGTTTGGTTCGGTCAGTGTTTCAGGTATCGCCATTCAGACGGTCTCGCCCTCCGGCATCTTCTCGACTGAGAAGTTCGGAGCGCAGGTTTTCTCCCCCGGTGTTGCCACGATTTCCCCGAACGGCATCGTTTCGGGTGAGTTCATCGGTATCGTGACATCAGCGACATTTGTTTCACCGGTTGGTGTTCGTTCGTTCGAAAGCTTCGGTATTTCTTCTTCCGCTCTGGGTATTGCCGCGTTCAGCGTTCCCGACAAGAGCCAGATCGGAGCTGCGGTTGTTTCCCCGGGTGCGGTGACGATTACTCCTAATGGTGTCGTTTCTCAGGAATCGTTTGGTTCCACCATCTCGTCTTTGGTCATCTCTCCGGTTGCGGTTCGTTCTTCGGAGATGTTCAGTGGGGTGGCCACCACCTTAGAAATCGTTGCCTTTGGCATTTCTGATCAAGACCAGGTCGGCTGGGCAGTGGTGGTTCCCGGTGCGCTCGCTATTTCCCCTGGCGGTATCGTGACATCAGAGTACTTCGGTGTCATGAACGCCATCTTGGGTGACATTCCTGCTCCTCTGCTTCTCAAGATCAAGAAGAGTTCCTCAAGTGGTGCGAAGTCGAGTACACTGGTGTTGGGACCAAAGAGTACGAGCAAGGGGTTGTGATGGCGAATCCAGCGATTGTCATTGATCTTGGTGAGACCAAGAGGATAAGCTCCAATTTTGTGAACATCGCTGAAGTTCCAACCGATCCTTCTCCAGCACCACACCTTTTCATCACACATCCTAATGGGACTGTGGATAATTTCGCTGAGATCAACACCGGTCAGCCAACCGGTACATGGTTCTACGATTGGGATACTTCTTCACTGACTCAGGAAGGCCGTTATCTTCTCGAAGTCAGAGGCACCGTCGGCACCTTTGTTGACATCGACAAGTTCTTCGCATACGTCTATGCAGTTGACATCGTGGATGACGTCATCGATGACCTTCAGGTCACGTATCTGGATTTCGACTTCGGAGAGGAAGAGATGCTCCGTGGGCTCGTGGCAGAAAAGGTGTATCTCGCGATCAACTGGTTCCTAAGAATACCTGAAGTCATTGTTCTGGACTGGAGCGCTACGCTCGAATACGAGATCGTGCAGCTCCGTGCTGAGATTCTCTTGCTCAGGGCGCTCAGGCGTCGTGCCACAGTGGCGGGGTTCGAGGGTGACTTCACGATCGCACAGTTCCAGGTCAGGTCAAGTGTCCGAGCTCGTTCCCCTGTTGATCAGATTGCTGATTTGATCAAGGAAATGCAGGAAGAACTCAAGACCAAGGTCTCGCAGTTCAAGGGCAGTGAGATTCCGTACAAGCGAGCCATCTTCAAGTCTTTCGCTCCTTCTGCTTCTGCTCTCAACGGCGGGGGTTCGTTCAACTTCCCACGTGACAGCGTCTTCGGGATCTTCAATACATTCCCATGAAACCGAAATACGTCTTCAAGGCGAAGGCCGCAAGGTACGGTCAGGCCATCACTGCGGTCTATCGTGTGTCGACCAACCCTGTCAATGTCCAGTACGGTTGGCCAGACCCTGACACCAGTCCATACACGACGACATCCAAGCAGTTCAAAGGATTTATTCAGCACGAACCTATTCCGTTCAGGGTTACGGATACTGAGCTGGGTGTTCACGAGATTGATCTATGGCACTTGTTCGCACCGTTTGATGTCGAACTAGAGCAAGATCTCCTGCATCTCGAATGGGGCGGTTCCAACTGGAGAATCAACAAGATCGATGCTGAGATGTTCAAGGATGAGGTTGCGCTCTATCGTTGTCTGGTGGAGAGAATCTCCCAAGGAGATATTCGTTAATGGCTGGTGAGTTTGAGATTCAGATCAGGACAAATCTCACAGAGGTTGGCCAGCTTCTGCGAGAGGCTCCTCGTGAAATACAACGTCAGATGGCCGGCGTTCTTGACAGGAACGAACACCGTATCAAGCGTGCTGCTGACAGAAGAGTTCAGGAAATGGTGTATGATGACACCATCTACACGCCGACGGGAAGATACGAACGGACAGACAACCTCAAGGAGGGCAACAGGGTTCAGCGTCTCGGTATCCAGGCCGGCGGCAACTTCCAGATCCTGGCGTACAACATCGCTTCGTATTCTGAAGCTGTGCATGACGGGTATCACGCGTGGAACACTGGTGTCTACATCCCCCCCCGTCCTTGGATGGATGCTGCGGTCGCTGATGTCGAGGATCAGTTTGAACGTGATCTCACTGAGGCGTACGAACGGGCGTTCACGAGGGCAAATCTCAGAATCATCGGCTAGGGAGTAAGCAAGATGGCGCATCAGGTCAACATCAAGCAGTTCAACGTCAAGCACGGGAACACAAGCGAGAAGTGGGAGATCGTCTACTTCGAAGTTCGCAACGACGGGGA